CATATTCTTTTTTACCAAAACGGTCTAATTCAACTTTGTATTTTACATAGTTTTGATTATTAGGGTCAGTACCTTCCAATCTTTCTACATTATATATAGAATGTGGCATTACATTTATAACACCNNTNTNTTCTGCAATNTCTAATGCTAAGAANGCATCTCCATATTTTACTAAATTTCTAACCCAAGGCCATAAATTAAATTCTATGTTCATTATATCATAGAATAAATTATGAAGTAATTCTCTTACATTTTCGTTTGTGGATTTGATTTGAAGTACATCACCATATTCATTCTTAGTTGTACTTTCATCCGCATATATATCTAAAGCAGATGATATAATTGGGTCTTGGTCCATAGCATCATAATCTCTAAAAAGTTCTCTACGAACTTGATGATATGCCATTGATTGTGCACCCTGACTGGTTTCATAATAAGACCTTTGTAATTTAGTATATCTATCTCTAAGGTTTACAAAGTTTGTATTATATTGACGGTCTTCAGTATCTACAACTTTTCTTTTACCATCTTTATCAACCGTTACAATTGCATTAGTTGAGAATAGTTTTTTAAGTCTACCAAAGAAACTCCTATCATCTAATTGTTGTTCTTCTGCCATAATTTATTTACCATTTTCTACAAGACCAATATCTTGCTTTTGTTCTTGGACCAGGATTTTCACAGTTATGTCTTGCTCTGAATGATTTTCTTCTTTCAGGATTTGATTTTTTTATTTTTGCTCCCTTTTCACCAAAATTTACTTTAATTACCTTTCCTGTTTTTGGGTTCTTAACATAAACTTTAAACTTCTTAACATCCCCTTGTGTTGGTTTTCCTAACTTTACTTCTCTACCTTGGTATTCTGCTTCAAACACACAAGGACAATTTGCTTCGTTTAGTTCATCGGAATACATTTTAAGATAATTTATAAAATCATCCATATCTTCCTGCTCTACATCCAATTCATCGTAATCATCAATTGGATTGTCTTGTGGTGTATCTCCCATTGAGTACGCTTGGTCAACATACTCATCTTCTTTTAGGATATTTGCTAATTTAATCATTTGGATTTAATTTATATTTTGACATATATCATAAATATCGTAATTTACCAAAACACTACTATTTTTATAACCATTGAGATAAATCTTCAAATCCATCACCCACTTTCATCTTCCAAGGATTATCATCCATACTACTACCACCATATACACCAGCATGTTGCATGTTTGATGATATACCACCCATTGCTCTTTTAGTAAGGTCTATCCCTTCCTGTCTTAAACGAAGTGCCGTATCCCTAACCCATAATCCGATACAAAATGCCATCACTAAGTCATCATTATATCCCTTCATAGCTTCAGCTCTACCATTCATAAATATAAATGTAAACAATTCATCTATCAAACGATTAGAACGAACTGTAACTGCTTTCTCTCTAAAGTATTCATCCAATTTAGATACAATCAAAGGTCTAGTCTTAGATGTAGTTGAGAATCCAGCTACCATTTGTCTTTCATCAGCACGATATTTGTTTCTTAATTGATTTTCAACATCCACATATTTCAAATCCTTACTCATATAGAATAAGTTTTTATATTGTCTATCTATTACTTGCTGAATAGCTGCCCAACCAATATTTGCATTCTCTATTACAAGCAATGCATCATTATATTGTGTAGATAATTCCACTAAGAAGTTTCCAAAATCTTTTGTATCAACCTTACCTTTATATTCAGCTACTTGAGTACAACTATTGATTTCCATAACATGAGCTGCTGAGTAATCCGAACCATCACCTCTAGCCACATCGGCAATAACCATATAAGAACCACCCGGTGCTGGATATTCCCATCTCCAAAGGTTGCCATCAAATCCAGTCTTTTCTAATGGGTCTTGACAATACGATTCTTTATAAAACATTAATAGTTCTGGGTCGATAACAGTATCACCGGAGGATACGAAATCACAATCACATTCTTGTGCTGCTTTTTTTGCTCCTAATAGTTTTTCTTGTTCTAATCGCCAAGCATCACCTCTTTCAGGATGAACTGTCCAATGTAATCTAATTGTGTTAAATGGATTTGAACCTTCTTCTGCAGCTAACCAAGTTTTATGAAACCAGTTACCTACACCATTAGGAGTAGAGAGTGCAATACAACTACCACCCGTTGAAAGTGTTGATTGTGCAGATGTCCAAATTTCATCAATATCACCAATAAAGGCGGCCTCATCAAATATTAGAAGTGATAAGGCTTCAGAACGTCCTGCATCAGGAGATGAAGCAATAGCCTTAATTTGAGAACCATTTTGTAATTTGAGTGAAAGTTTATTATCTTCCAAAGAACCACCTTTTAACCAAGAAGGAAGTAATTCATGCATTACCCTTACCTTTGTTACTAAGTTCTTTGCTACATCTTGCTTAGTTGCAATAACCAATACGTTAAAATCAGTATTGAATAACATTCTCCAAAGTGCATATCCAGCCGATAAGGTTGAGATACCAGTTTGACGAGATTTAAGTACTATATTAAAACGATTACCAGCAAATTGAGTTAGAGTACTCTCTTGAAATGGAAAAAGATGAAATGGTATCTTACCTCTCACCGGATGCTGAATCATACAATACTTCTTCATAAAGTGAATCGGGTCTACCGCACACTTTTTGTATTCTTCTGCAATAATCTCCTTTAGGGATTTTTTTTGTGTGATACCAGTACTCATATTAATCAACAGGAGGTTTTACTAAATCGTAATCTTTATCTTTTAACTTATCCCAAGCTTCGTTTCTTAATTTGATTGCTTGTTGGATTTCTTCTTCAAAACGAGTTATATCAGTTAGTATTTCTGCTTTTAATTCATTTACATCTCTCTCCATACTCCACTTTTCAATTGTACCATCTTCGTTTACAACTTCATATTCTTGCTTAGCATCATTATATGCCTGTTGAAATTGAGCTACAATATCTTTACCATAGGCAATCATATTATTATATATCTTATAATCTTCGTATGCTCCCCACAATCCATCTATTTTTATTTTAGATTCTTTTTTTGCTAAACAAGTTGTACAATATCCGGTTTTAGATATTAATTTTTTGTCAACCCTTCCATATTTTATAGTTTTACAATCTGAAGCTTTACAAGTATTTAAAGCTTGTAAATAAGCTCTTGTTTCAGCCATAATATCACCCAATTCAGAAACTTCTATCTTACCACCCTCATGCTGTTCCCAAGACTTACCAGTTTCATCCGTCCATCTTTCCCCAACCTTACGTTTTACTACTTCTTTATCTGCTCCAGCAAATGATACAAATGCTTCTTTTTGGTAATCACCACCGGTCAATACCATATCCACCAACTTTCTACGAGTTGGATGCATAAACTTTTTATTAAATTCCTTTGCCATAGTATATACAATATATTTGTATATATAAGTATATCAAAATTAAGAAAACGATTAACTATCGAAGAAAATACCTAAAATTTGATTTAGTGGTGCAAATGCACCTGTAAGTTTGTATGTGTTACCTCCATAGACAAATACAATACCTTCGTTTGGTACAATCTTGTCAAATCCCCCAAGTGCATTAAGTCTTTCTAATTCTAATTTCAGTTTTTCAACTTTCTTAGGGTCACCACTTGCTTTTACTTGAGTTATTGTTGATTGTAAACGAGCTACCATTTGTCTTTTGGCAGAATCAGGGTTTGCAGTAAGTACCGATTCCATAAACGATAATACATCTGCACCAACTCCTAAGAATATCTCCTCAAATCTCATTAGGTTTTGTTTTGATATCTTTTGTTGGTCTTGTTTATCAGTTTGTTCAGCCCAAGCTCTTAATTTAGGGTCTTGTATTGTTGCTATTCTGAATGATTTATCACCGAATGCCCATCTCTTTACCAATCCTATTTTTTCTTGTGCATCTAATTTCTTTCCACCCTTTTCTACAAATTTAGTCCACCAAGCTTGATGGTAGTCTGCTACACCATCATTATCAGATAATCCAAATTCTGATTGTAATTTAGAAATCATTCCTAAATACTTTCCTTGTAATTTGGCTAGTTGTTCTGATTTAGGTAACTTAGTCATTGGTGGTCCTTGAATTGTGTATTTAGATTGAACATGTGCGTTTACTTGCTTAATCATACCACCCAATATAGATGCAGCTTGTTGATTCTCACCTATAATAGTACCAGCATCATCATATTCAAATGTACCATGAAATACTAATAGGGGTTGATTGTAAGGAATTACGTTTACGGATGTTGGATATATTACTTCCAAATTCATAAAACATGCACCATCCTTAAAAATTTTCTTTCTTTGTGGTTCGGATAGAGCTGCTATTGCTTTAGATAAATCCTGCATAGCGAAGTTATATGCATCGGTTAATCCACCTCTACCTGCAAACTTATCTGCTACTTGTCCTATTGTCATAGCACCAGCTCCTTTGCTCTTTAGATGTGATTTGTTACGGGCCGCAACTAATCTACCATTTACCCAACTAACCGCTAATGCCTGCCCATCAGTCTTCTCTCTAGTCAATTCCAAATCACCATTAAGTGCTTTAGTTACAATTGTTTTAAGGTCACCAAATGTAAGGTTCATTTCGATATCAAATGGATGATTCATGTGACCATAAGCACCACCTTCTAATAATAATGATTCGTTTATTGATTCCTTCTTTAGTGAATCTATTTGTTTTTTAATTTTATCAATCTCTGCTCTAACTTTCATTTGTGCAGGAGATTTTGGCATAAGCTTAAAAGCCTTATTATATAATGATACAAGTTCTTTTTCTAAATCTTTTAATCCCTCTTTTACTGGAGTATATTCTTCACTACCATCACCATCTAATTTAGATTTTAATTTTTTAGCATCTTCTGGGTCTGGTGCCCCATTAATATATCCACCCGGCAAAGATAATCCTACACCGGCTCCACCACCCAATCCCATTTCATCTAATATAGAATCAAAATCCGAAACTATTTCTTTAATATCTTCTTTTGAAATTATTGTGTCTTTTTGATTTTTAGGAAGTTCCCAAAATCTTTTAGGTTTTTTCAATGGAGTATCTCTATTAGTTTCTTGCCAATCTTCTACTTTATGTGGGTCATCTGCTGGATTTAATGTACTTTGTACTACATTTTTTACTTTATATACAGCTTTTCTAAATTGAGTTTCGGTATCTTTTGATTTTCCTCTACCTCTCATTGTATCTGCTTTTGGAGTATCGATTTGAGTATATCCACCTTGCTTATACCANTTTTCAGGTTTAGCTTTATTTAAAACTCTCTTTTGTCCATCAGCAACAAATGATGTATCAGGTTCATCTCCAGCAGTCATACCAGAATTGCTAGCAGCTTCTTTCAATTCTTCTTTTTTAGGAATTCTGAATGTTACTGCTTTTTTACCATTGATTGTTGGCATTCCCCACTCATCTTCACCTATTGATTTAACAACTACTTTTTTGTTTTTGAATTTACCCATTAACAAAGTATCACCAACTTTTACGTTTAGTTTAATTTCTTCGTTAATACATTCTTTAAGTTTTTTCAACTTAAGAGTAATTAATTTGAATATTTGTTCATCAAACTTTGGATATGCTTTTGTAAAATTTTTCTTTCTTTCTTCTTCACTACCGGCACTTAACCAATAACGAACATCAGTACCACTAATAGCATTTGGTTGTGCAGGTGATGCATAAACATAACCTTTATCAAGATACCCAGCTTCTACCTTACCTTTATATGGGGTAAAGTATTTACCACTTAGTCGTGATGAATCCTTTTCACCTACAACAGTTATAAAACCAGTTGTATCTGAATCAAAGTCATTAAGTATTTCTTGTGGAGCGTATGGATTTTTAACATTAACAATTTTAGATGATGGAATACCAAACATCTTTGTCATTATTGCTTTTTTCTCGTTAAAATTAAATGGAGATTTTTTTGAATCGGTAACATTAGAAGTTCCGATATATACACTATCTTTACCGAATTTGCGTATTAAATTTTCATAAGTTGCGTAATGGCCCTTATGAAATGGTTGAAAGCGGCCAGAATAGACAACAACTACTTTGTCCATCTCAGCCGCTTCTCCCAATATTGTTTCAACCAAAAATTTTGCTAATCCCATCATATAGTTTTCTTACTATATAAATATGAAGGATTATTCTTTTACAACTTTCATCCCTTCAGATGATTGTTGTGCTTGTTGTTGTGCCAATTGCTTACGTGTTGGTGCACCCGGTTGGTATTGAATTACTTCATTTTGTAAATCAATTCTACCTTGTGGATATTTCTCATCTAACGCATCAATTACTTCTTTAAGTTCAGCATTTAGCATTTTAAATTCATCTTCTCCTTTTTCCAAGAAATCATCCATTCTAATAATTTCGTCATTTATTTCTTTTTTACGAATATGAATTTGACCAAATTCTACAATTAAATTTTGAATTTTTTGATTAATATCTTTAATAGATTTTAAAGTTTCTGCATCAAGC